AATGGGTCGCGTAATAATTCGCGGTATACATCAATGTGTCGCCCCATTTTGCGTAAAATCGGGTCGGGGTTGGGCAACCAGCCGTTAAATCCGCCCCAACCAAAACGCGATGAAACCGCCAAATGATTGATTAATTGGTCGGGCGTGGGGACGATTGTGCCGTGTGGGGTTTTGAGTTTAATGTGGGGTTTCATGTTTAAAATCCTTGTGTTAAACGGTTGCGATTTCGTGTCGCTCGGCTGCTGACGCGAACCGCCCCGATATTCATTTCACGGCTGGCAAAATGGGCAAGCAATAAAGCAATCGCCGTATCGCCATGTCGTTTTTTGCCGTCTTGCCCTTTGGTTCGGGTGTCGGGAATACGCGGAACGCCTTTGACCAATTCAAAGGCTCGCAAATCGTTCAAAATATCTTCATCACGCGGCAAGCCGTCCAATGTGTCGTCTTCCAATGCCGCTTTAAACGGCGCGGTGTGGCTGCGATACCAGTTTTCCGACAACATCACCGCTTGTACGCGGTCGCCGCCGAACGTGTCCTGCATGGATTCCGCCAATGATTGACCATTGCCACGAGCGTCCAAGGCTGCCCCCAGTAAATTCGGCAAACGGCTAAAAATAAACTGGCAAATCTGCTCTTGCTGTTTAAATGGCATATTGCCTAATTCCACAATAAACGGTGTTTTCAAAATCAAATCTTGCTGCTGAATCAATGGCACAATCGCGGTGCGGTCGCCACTTCGGGCAAAATCCACACCAATAAAACTTTTTCGGCTACCGTCCAACACATCTAAAAACGGTTTCAGGCTGCCTGAAAGCCATTCCGCCACTTCTGCCGCTCGTTTGGGTTCGGGCAATAAGCCAAATTCATCGCTTTGGTCATATCGGATTACAGGTGTAAACGGTGTCATACGGCTTTCAATCAAAGCACGATTGAGCCATTTTCCACCGCCATTTTTGGGGATACAGTCCAATTCTTCGGACGCGTCTTCGCCGTAGCTGGCGCGGATTTCTTTAACCCATTCTAATTCGGCTTGGGCTGTCCAATCTTTACCTAAACGCAGACAAATTCTTTTGTACAAGCCGTCTGAAATCGCGTCTTCAAATGTGATTCTGTGGACGGAATACGGTTTTTTTTCTGCTCGGCAATCGTTAATCAATTCGTTAAAAACATTATCCACGCCGTCATGCGTTGAAATGATGTGAACCTGTCCGCCCCACATCAATAACGCCATCGCTGCTTTCAACAATTCGGGCAAATCGTCATGGAACGCGGCTTCATCAATAATCACACGCCCCTGTTTACCGCGTAAGTTATTCGGGCGACTGGATAATGCGGTAATCCGCCAACCGCTCGCAAAACGAATCACAAACGCCAAAATCGCTTGTTTGTCATCGCCAGCCATGAACACTTCTTCTGTTTGTTCCACTTCATCGGCTGCCAAACCGTAAAATTTCGCCCAGTTGCCACAATCGTGGATAAATTCCAATGCCATGTCTTTGTTGTAGCCAATGTACCAAACGTTCATACCGTTGGTTTGCGCAGCGAGCAATGCGCTGTCCGCCGCTTCTCCCCAACTCAAACCGATACGGCGTGATTTTTCGCAGATTTTTACTGGGTTTTGGTCGGCAATCCAACGTTGTTGATACGGCAGCAAAACCATTGGAGTGCGGTCAATTTTGTTCACGATGCAATCCCTAGAATTTGTTTGCGGATTTGTTCGGCGGTGTCGTCTGATAAACCGCCTTTTTTCACGGCTTGGGCGACTTCTTCGGCGGTTTCTTGGGCTTTGGTTTTGATTTTGGACTGATATTCTTTTAGGCGTGTGCTGGCTGAAATCAGGCTGGCAATGCGTTTACCACCCTCACTCAATAAATCAAATCGGGCTTCGGGGGCGAGTTCTTCGCTGTCTTTTTCGCTGATGTCTATCAAGGCTTCAAATAATTGATTTTGCAACAATGCCATCAAGGCTTCGCTGCGGCTGTCGTTTTCATCATCGGCATTGGCGACAATCAACTTGGCGGCTTCGGTGCTTTCCTTAATGGCTTGCAAACGGCGTTGAATTTTGTATCCGTGACGATGCACGGCGGAACGGCTAATTTGAAAACCCTGTTCATTGAGCCACGCCGCCAATGCGGTGTAATTGGCAAAACCGTTTTCAATCAAACGGCGTTCAAATTCGCGGCGGACGTTTTCAGGCAGCAATTCCATGCTACTGCGTGGCGACATATCAGCTCTCCCAGTATTTTTCAGGTCGGGCAATGCCAGCCTGACACTCAATCGTGTATTCGGCAATATCCACACCCAAACGGTTTAAATCGGCAAACCACATTCCGCTTGGCTGTTTGGTTAAATCCAAGAGTTTGCGGTCTTGCAAATATTCAAGCTGTTGGCGTAATTCTAGGGCGGTTACATTGGGATAAATGCCACGCATTACGTCCAATAAAAAGACTTCGCTTGATGTGTAGGGGCGAGCTTTGTTCAGCGTGTTGATGATGTGCCAACGCATACCTTCGCGGCGGTATTTTTCGTTCATTTTTTCGCGCTTTCCATTTTGTAAAGGTCGGTCAAAGTCTTTTGAATACTGTCCATTTTGGCTTCTAAAATCGCTTGATTGCGAATGTAGTCTTCACGCAAGACAAATTTTTCAGGCAGCAAGGCTTTTTGTTCGGCAAATTGCGTTTGTAGTTTTTCAAAGTTTTCAGATAGGCGGTCTTGCTGTCTTTGGCGTTCATCTTGTTGCGCCTGAAATTGACTTAACAGCATTTTGCCAAAGCCCCAGCACACCGCCAAAAACGACAACAAAAAGCTGACAAGTTGCCAAAATTCAATGCTGATAAAAGTTTTGTTATCCATTTATTTCTTTCAAAGTTTGGCAAATCACGCACAAACGGCAACCTGAAACAATGCGTTGTCGTGCTTCGGGGATTGGGTCGCCACATTCTTCGCAATGTGTGGCGGACGGCGCGTTATTTTCAGGCTGCCTGAATTGCGCCAACGCTTGTTCGCGGAATCGCTCTTCGTTTTCGCAAGCGCGGTCAATAAAATCAGTCATGTTGGGCTTTCTTGTACCACGCCAGCCAGCCTGAAACTTGCGTTTCTAATTTTTGGCAATACGTGCCATAGCGCACTGCGTGGTTTAACAGTTGTTCGGGTGAGCCATCGGTGGGGCGTTCGGGACGCTCGTAAACCACCAATAGCTCGGAAGAGATGGGCAGTAACACCGCTCGTTTAATCGGTGTAGCCAAAGGCGCGGTTGTAGAGGTGCAGGCTGCTTATTTGAGCAACATAATGACGTTTTGCCGATAAATAACCGCTGCCCCACGCACACGCAATCAATGACAAAAACAGCGTGAAATAAACTGCGTAGCGGTATTTATTCAACATTGCCCACATCGTTTTGACCTTTCTGCGCGATTTGCGCCACTTGTGGCACGGCAGCAATGCCGCGTTTAATCAAAGCATAGCCGCCCACCATCATGCCGTATGCCCACCATTGCCATTCGGGCGCATTGGGCGTTTGCATAAATTTGTAGGTCATGCAGCCTGCGGCAATGTTTGCCCATAGCTTGGTATGGCTGATTTGCCCTGTGGCTGGGTTGCAAACCAATCCGCTAAACCATTTGAGTACCTTCATGGCTATTTACCTTTTTTACGCTGTTTACGCCGATTAGCAGCAACACCTGAAAAACGATGTGTGCGACGCTTTTGTGGAATAGCAGGCGCAGAGAGTTTGAGCTTCCAATTAGGAATGTGGTCGCTAACGGCTAATAAACTGAATGCGAGTAACATCTTTTTCATCTTTAATCTACTTTTGCATTAAAACCAATCCCTAGCGCGTAAACCACCGCCAAAAAGACAAACCAGCCTGCATACATCACACGGTTTGTAACGGCTAAATAGGCAATATAGGCAAATCCTAATTTGGATAACAAAAATGCAATCAATGCCAGAGTGTGTAATGTTAGTTGATTCATATGCAGGCTGCCTTTACACTTCGTTGCGACTAAACTCGCCAGCCAGTTGCAACACAGGCAAGTCATAGCGCGATTCTTTGGGCAACGATGGCACGCCGTCTTTGCCTAGCCACACATACGCTACCACCCGTTCACGCGCAAACTTGGCAACAGACACGCGGTTGCCTTGATTCCCACCCAAAATCCACAAATTGCCTTGTTCGTCTTGTCCCACACAAAAGCCCACATGACCGCCACCTTGCCGCGCAAACACCACCACGCAACCATAAGCAGGAGCGTTCAATCGTGTGCCCGTGTTTTGCCAGTCCAACGCTCTGTACCAATGCTTGGGCAAATCGCGCCCTGCTGTGCGAGCGCAATGGGCAACAAACGTGCCACACCACGGCGTTTCATCGTCCGTCCACCACGCTTTTAAGCTGATGAGCCAGTTGCCAATGATGCTGTTGTGTTGTTTGCCTGCGATTTCGGTTAAGCCAATGTGTTGTCGGGCTTCGGCAAGCCAAGGGAGTTCGGTTTGATTAGACATAAAAAAATCCCCATAACGGTTAAAATCGTTATAGGGATTATCGTTTCGGGCTGCCTGAAAGACTTTTAATGCGGATTAAAAAAGTGTTATTCAAATTGTCTAAAATTCGTGGCATCAAAAGACGGACACCACGCTAAATTTTGTCTTACTGCTAATGCTTGAATTTGTTCAGACCAAGAACCTAAACAGGTATCTTTTTCTAATTTCAAATACTGCAATTTTTGGCAAGGTATGACATATAACACTTTTTTCTGTGTTGGTTCTGGTTGTGGCTTTTCTAGGCTTAATGAAATAGTAAAAGACATATTTTGTTGTTCATGTGAACGAAATATACTATCGCCTAAAAAACAGCAATAACTTTTAATATTTGAGCAGTTTAATGATTTTTGGTAACAATCCAAGACGCCCAATAAATCATAAATACTGCCTGAATGTATGCGACCAGCAATATAAATTTGCTTGCCAGACCAATTTTCAATATACCCTAAAAATACACTTGCCATTCCTGCTTGTTCTGCATTTTTTCCAAAAGCACATAAGAAAATTTCTTCTTTATCCACTTTGAAAGTTTGGAATAGTTCAGCACTTCGCGCCCACAGTAACGCAGCCTGAAAATTTTTACTGCTTGATTTATTGAATGTTACAACCAATAAATATTGTTTAGATAACGAAAAAGGGTTATTAAATTCAACAGTTAATTTATCGGGGTATTGTTCCATTTAATTTATCTCAATATGTGCGTTTAGCAGTACGAGTAGATTTATGAGAACTAGCTTTCTTTCCTTTTGTAAATTTACCGCTACCTGCTGCTGTACTACTGCTACAAATCTTTTTTGAGCCGCTAATTGAGCCATCGTTGCACACAAACTTTTCGCCCGAACAATGCGAGAAACCGCCTTTACTGCCTGAACAAATTTTGTTGCCACGTTCAGCCATTGCAGGAGCGGTTAAACTCAAAGCCAAAACAGCCAAGCCAACAAACGAGAATGATTTTTTCATAATAAGCCCTTTATTGATTAAGTTAAAAATTACGCGGCTTTGCGCGTGGTTGGAATTTGATTAGCTTCACAGCCCCAATCCTTTAAGAATAAAGATGCGAGTTTGGGGTCTAATTTTTTTAGGCTATCTACGTCCCATAATATCTTTGAATTTGATTATCTTGGTTTGCTTTTTTCTCTGTGCTACGCGCCACGCTTGAAATAACAAATTTTCCGTTATCACTGGCTTGGCGGTAGTTTTCCAGCAATTCTTTTTCATCTACATCTAACTTTATTTTTTCAGGCTGCTTTTCCTGAATAAATGGTTCGCCTATTCCACAGACAAGCCAATTTAGGTTTACACGCAATCGTGTACAAATAACTTCTAAACCTTCCGCATTTGGGGTGCGTGTACCGTTTAAATAGCTTTGAGCTGTTCTATATGGCAATTCTGTTAATTCTTGAAAATCCTTTAATTTCAAATTCTTATTTTCACAAATAAAAACCAATCTTTCTTTTATACACGTTTGCATCAAATATCCTTTTACTTTATACGCGAACGCGTATATTATGCACACATCGCAAACAAAAGCGCGATTTATCGCAAATAAATAGCGTGAATTTTATCACAACAAGGAGCTTAAAAATGGCTTTAACACCCGAGCAAGTTAAGAAAAATTTTAAACAAAAAGGCATCACGTTTTCAGGCTGGGCAAGAGAACATGGCTATCGTCCGCAAGAAGTTATCCGCGTCCTGAATGGTTTTTCAAAAGCCAGCCGTGGTCAAGGACATGAAATTGCCGTCAAACTGGGTTTGAAATAGGAGCAACCTAATGGCAATCAGTAAAAAAGGCAGCCGTGTGCTGAAAGTATTTAAGGCTTTGGAAGCGCATCCGATTATCGGGTTGAGCAATAAAGAAATTGCGGACGGCTTGGGTATTTCTGCGGTTCATGTGAGCCGTGATTTGGAAGATTTAATCGCTGAAGGTTTGGTAACGAAACTAGATAACGGCAATTTTGCTTACAGCATTAAAACCTTGCAGATTGCGGAGCGTTTCAGGCAGCAGCAAGCTCGTTTGACTGCTAAATTGGAAGAAACCGCAGAACGTGTGAACAGATTTTAAGAAGTTCCGACGTCGGAACTTTTGGGAGATAAAAAAATGAGTAGTGAAGTGGAAGTGATTGATGTGAATGCAACCAGTAATCACGCAGCGATGCACAGCGTGATGGTAATGGAACAATGGGGAAACGGCGAAACCTATAACGAAGCAACTTGGATTGAACGTGGTCGTCATGCAGTCCGCCAAACATTGGAAGGTATGTTTGAACTGGGGCGTGCGTTGATTGTATTAAAAGAATATACCGAATACGGTCGTTTTGAAAGCATTGTTAAAGAACAATTTGGATTAGGTAAAGCAGAAACATCGCGTTTGATGAATGCAACTAAACGTTTCGCCACCCCACAAATGCAAAAAGCCGCGCCCAAACTGATGGACTTGGGCAAATCCAAACTGCTGGAACTGTTGGTAGAAGAAGATGTTACGCTGGTTGGTTTAGCAGACGGTGAAGAAGTCAATGGCGCAACGTTGGACGATATTGACCGCATGACGGTACGCGAGCTACGTTTACATTTACGCGAAAACCGCGAACAGCTTGCCGCCAAAGACAAGGTATTGGGCGATAAAAACGCCAAGATTGATGAGCTGGCGGAGAAACTGGAAAAAGCCAAGAAAAAAGGCAGCCTGAAAGAACCCGACCCTGCCGATGTTGGCAATGAATTACACATAGCGGTCGGTGCAAAAGAAGTGGCGATTCGCAGCCACATTGTGCAGCTTGGCGAATATTTCACGCAGCTTGCGGCACACGAGCAAGCCCACGGCATTTCGCACCAAGCCAAGATGACTGGTGTTATCAATCAAATCATTATGGATTGTCAGCATTTACGCGACCAATATGGGCTGCCTGAAACGATTCCCGAAGACGATATGCCCGAATGGCTGACTGGTAGCGATTTGCAGCCTGAAAGCGAGTAATCCCCAATGAATGCGGTATTAAACGAGCGATTAAACGCGATTGCCACGCAACTGGGCAAATTACCGCACGGTGGCAAAACGCCTTTTTTGCAAGCCGAAGCCGAGAAATTGGGCATGAGTGTGGCAAAACTTTACAAAGAATTGGAGCGTGTGATGGTTAAACCTCAACGTAAACGCCGTGCTGATGCAGGAAAAACGGCGTTGGAACTCAAAGATGCACAGATGATTTCCGCCGTGCTAATGGAAACCATGCGGAAAAACGGCAAACGTTTGATGACGGTGGAACGTGCGGTAGAAATACTGATTGCCAATAAGGAAATTGACCCTGTGCGTGTAGATAAGGAAACAGGCGAATGTTTCACGCTGTCCACTAGCACGATTGTTCGCGGTTTGCGGTTGTATAAATTGCACCCCGACCAGTTGTTGCAGCCTGCACCTGTAACCAGTATGCAATCGTTGCACCCAAATCATGTTTGGCAGATTGACGCGAGTTTGTGTGTGCTGTTTTACCTGCCTGTATCGGGCAAGGACACAGGTTTACGCATGATGAATGCGGACGAGTTTTACAAAAACAAACCGAAAAATGTCGTGAAAATTGAGCAAGACCGCGTGTGGCGGTATGTCGTAACTGACCATTGTTCAGGCTGCCTGTTTGTGTGGTATGTGTTTGGTGGCGAGAACTCGGAGAATTTGTGCGAGACGTTTATTCAGGCAATGCAGCCGAAAGCGGAGCGTTTGCAAGACCCATTTTGCGGTGTGCCTGTGAATGTGATGCTTGACCCAGGGTCGGCGAATACAGGGCATGGATTTAAGCACCTGAATAAACAGCTTGGCGTGAATGTGATTATCAATAAAGTGGGTAATCCGCGAGCCAAAGGGCAAGTGGAAAACGGCAACAATTTGGTGGAAACGCAGTTTGAAAGCGGTTTGCGAATGGTGCGAATTAGCAGCATTGAGCAGTTGCAGGGTTTGGCGAATCGGTGGATGCGTTATTTTAACGGTCAAAAAATCCACAGCCGACATGGTATGAGCCGTTACAAGGCTTGGCAGAAAATCATGCCCGAGCAGCTGATTATTCCGCCGCCGACTGAATATTGTCGTGAATTGGTGTTGAGTAAGCCCGAAGAACGCAAGGTCAATCCCGATTTAACCATTGATTTTGGTGGACGCAAATATGACGTACGCAACGTGCCGTTTGTGCTGGTGGGCGAAAAAATCACGGTGGCTAAAAACCCATGGAAACAGTTTAGCGCACAGGTGCAACGCTGGGATGTAGACGGCAAGGAAACATGGCTGGAAGTACCTGAATTGATGGTTAATGAGTTTGGTTTTCGGGAAGATGCGGCGGTTATTGGGCAAGAGTACAAAGCCCATGCCGACACGCCAGCGCAAACCAACGCCAAAGAACTGGATAAGTTGGCAATGGGTGCGGACACATTGGAACAAGCCGAACACAATCGCAAAGCGAAAGCCCTACCATTTGGCGGACGCATTGACCCATTTGTCCATCAAGAGCAGGTGCTAGAAGCCAACAAGAACGTGGGCTATATGCCCAAACGCGGTCAGCAAATGGATTACAACAAAATGGACGTTCGGGCTGCGATGTTGAATGAATTTGAGTTACGCAAAATCATGAAACAGCGCGTTGATGAAATGGGTTTTGATTGGGCAACGGCTTTGCAAAGATTGAAAGACGAGTATCCGAATGGCGCACCTGAAAGCGAGCTTGAAACTGTGTTTGCCCATATCACGCGCCCGAAACTGAACCTTATTTCACGAACAGGAACGGACGGTTGATGATGCTCAAAACTGAATTTCAGAAATTGGGAAAATCGTTTGCCAAAGTGGCTGATGAAATCGGTTGCAGCAAACCGACTTTAATCAATATTGTCAATCACGGCACATTTCCCAAGCGCAACGCCAAAGAGCTGCACGACAAACTTCAAGATTATTTTAAACAGCATGGCATAGACGTTTCAGGCATTCTCTCACGAGATACCCTTTTATACCCAAATCAAAGATTTGGACAAAAGGGCAGCCTGAAACCCACGACCAAACCTGAAAAGGACACAGAAATGTTACTTCGTAAATCAGCACTTTCCCAAGCCACACGTCAGCATTTTGGCGTGGTGCGCGACCCATTCAACGATGAAATCCAATCCGCGCAAGACATCTTTTTAACGCCTGATGTGCGCTATGTGCGTGAAGCGATGTTTCAGACTGCAACGCAAGGCGGTTTTATGGCGGTGGTGGGCGAATCGGGCGCAGGTAAATCCACGCTGCGCGAAGACTTGCAAGACCGCATTAACCGCGAAGGTCGCCAAGTAGTGATGATTGAGCCGTATGTTTTAGCCATGGAAGACAACGACCAAAAAGGCAAAACGCTCAAAGCGGTACACATTGCCGAAGCGATTTTGGAAGCCGTGTCGCCCAACACATCACCCAAACGCAGCCCCGAAGCGCGATTTCGCCAAATTCACAAAGCCCTTGCCGATAGCGCGAAAGCTGGCAATAAGCACGTTTTAGTGATTGAAGAAGCGCATTGTTTGCCCCTTCCCACGCTGAAACACTTGAAACGCTTTTTTGAACTGAAAAACGGCTTTGAACGGCTGATTGGAATTGTGCTAATCGGTCAAACCGAACTGGGGCAGAAGTTGAGTGAGAACAACCCAAATGTGCGTGAAGTGGTGCAACGCTGCGAAGTGGTAACGCTGTTGCCATTGACGGACGGTAAATTGCAAGGCTATTTAAAACACAAATTTGAGCGCGTAGGCGTGAACGTTGCCGATGTTTTAACCGACAACGCCATTGATGCGATTGCTGCACGGCTGACGGTTACCAGTCGCAACAAAAACCAGTTGCAGCAGCAAAGTTTGTTGTATCCATTGGCGGTCAATAATTTGGTATCGGCGGCGATGAATGAAGCGGCTGGTTTAGGTTTTAGCAAAGTAGATGCGGATATTGTGAAAGGGGTTTGAGATGGAGTTACTTTATTATTTATCTACCCTGCGTTTTTGGGAAACGGTAGAGCTGTTGATTAAAGTGTGTGTACTGGGTTTGTCCATTCGTTTTGTGCTGAAAGTGTGCATTTTGCAACCGATTGACGAAATGCGACGCACATGGAAACAATAATTTTTTTGCTTGTTGATTTTTGTAACTATTTGATTTTAATTTAAAAGGAAAAATCAAATGATGACAGACCCAAATTGGATTATCCAAAAAATGAATGAGTGGGAAGAGAAATTGGCAGTAGCGCGTGATGAATCTGATTACAAATTGGAACAACGCGCCACAAGAGAAATCAAAGCCTACCGTCAATGGTTGGCAAGATTAAACACAGCGAAAGGGAAACCATGAAAACCCGATGCCCCTGCTGCGGCGCAGAAAATAGCCTAGACGCATTACTGGCACACGAAGAAGCCCGACAAGCGGTGTGGGCAGTCGCGCAAATCAACGGCGAATTAGGGCGACTAGCCGTGCAATACATTGCCCTGTTTCGCCCAGCCAAAACCGCGCTGACGTTTGACCGCATGGCAAAACTGCTTGGCGAAATTCAGCCCGACATGGAACGTGGCGCAATCAATCGCGACCGCATTGAATACCCAGCACCGCCCGAAGCGTGGGGGTATGGCTTTCGTGAAATGCTATCGCGCCGAAATGCAGGCTGCTTGAAATTACCGCTCAAATCACACGGCTATTTGTATGAAGTGATAAGCGGTTGGAAAGGGCAAGGCTTGCGTAGCCCTCTCCCCACCCCTCTTCCAGAAGGCGAGGGAAATCCAAGCAGCCTGCAACCCGAAGCCAGCCAAACCCTAACCGCAGCCATGCAATTACAAGGATTGCGCCGATGAAACCACCGCGCAAAATGCCCGATTGGGCATACAACCAAATGATAGACGGCTTGCAAAAGCTGTTGGTGCTACGGCTACAAGGCGCACCGCCAGCCGATGCGATTGTTGCGCTTGCCTCGGTGTGGGAAGAAGCCCTCATCCCCCACACATGGTTTTACGATAGAGATTTAGACTACAACCGTTTGCCCACCGCATTCAAGCGCGTGATTCAACACGCGGAAAAATGGGTGCAGCCAGCACAAGTTATCCGCGAAATTCCACCACGCAGCGAATCGGCTGTGTCAGGATTGATTGAACAAAAGCAGCCTGCACTATCCGAAGCCGAACGCGAGCGCAATCGGCAATATATTCAGCAGTTGTTGAACACGATTGCGCGAGCCAAACGCCCCAATGATAGTGAATTCACTTCAAACTAATACAGCGTTACCAACGCCCTTATGTACCACGCGTACACGGCGGTCGTTGTCGCCTTGTCCTAGTTTGAATTGAATCCACTATAACCCAAACAAGGAAATCCAAAATGAACGAAATTGATTTAAGCCAATACCGCCAAGACGCTCGCGGCAATTTAATCCCGATTGAGAACATCAAAGAAATTGATTTAGACCGCGATGAACTGGTCAAAGAAATTTTTGCAGCGATTGAAACGCCCATGCGCGACTTGGAACAAGCACGGCGCAACGGCATTGAAGATGTCCGCGCTTTCGTTGAATTAGCCGCCGAAAAATATGGCGCGAAACCGAGCAAAAAAGGCAATGTAACCCTACACAGCTTTGACGGCTCGTTGCGCGTAACCGTTGCCATGTCAGACGTACTGACCTTTGACGAACGCTTAACCGCCGCCAAAACGCTAATTGATGAATGCTTGGACGAATGGACGCAAGACAGCCGTCAAGAATTGAAAACGATTGTGCAGCAAGCGTTTGATGTGAACAAAGAAGGCAATATCAGCACGGCAAAAGTGTTGGGCTTGCGCCGTTTGAATATTGAGCATGAGAAATGGCAACGCGCCATGACGGCGATTGACGACAGCATTCACACACAAACCACACGCGAATATATCCGCATTCATCGGCGCGATGAAAATGGCGCGTATGTGTTGGTGTCGCCTGAATTGGGGAAAGCGTAGTTTCAGGCTGCCTGAAAAAACACCGTAACGGCGGAGCGGTTTTGAAATCCGCCTTTCATTCAACTAAAGGAAAAATCATGAACAAATCAGAATTAGTAAAAACCATCGCCGCTCGTGCAGGTTTAACCCAAACCCAAGCAGGACACGCATTAGACGCATTTTGCGCCACCGTGATTGACGAGTTGGGCGAAGGCGGCGAAGTGGTGCTGGCTGGCTTTGGTACATTCAAAACCCAACAACGCGCAGCACGCAAGGGCATGAACATCAAAACCAAAGAACCGATTACGATTGCCGCTAGCACCGCGCCAAAATTCACAGCAGGTAAAGCCCTGAAAGACGCAGTCGCGTAAGCCAAACCCAAAACCAACAGGCAGCCTGAATGTATTTTCAGGCTGCCTGAATTATTGTAGAATATTGATTATATTGTTGATTTTTGAAACATCGTTTCACACAGTGAAATAAATCACACGAAAGGACAGCCTATGGCAGACACCCGAGTTCCCGAATTGGTCGCCGACTTAGAAGCGCAAGCCGTAGCTTGTTTAATGGAAAACGTCCCCACGCTAGACGGTCAGACCGCCACCATCATCAGCAAAAAATTATCGCAGCATTTAAGTTGCAACTGGGGTGGGCAGTTGATTTACTTTCCTAAAAACCAAGGCGGCGAATTAGACGAGCGTGATAAACAAATCTATGCCGAGTTTGACGGCAAAAATCATCAAGAGTTAGCCCGAAAATACAATTTAGCCGTGCAGCGGATTTAGAACCTGTATTCACAAAAATGATAAAATATCTTTATGACTAGAAAATCCTACCCAACAGACTTAACAGATGCCCAATGGCAAGCGATTGAGCCACATTTTAACCAGCTACGCCACTACAAATGGGATAAACGTCAATTAGTGAATGCCGTTTTGTACATCACCAAAACAGGTTGCCAATGGCGTATGCTGCCCAATGATTTTCCACCTTATTCAACCGTATGGAGTTTCTATCGCAGAGCCAATCAATCAGGCTTATGGGATAGAATTCTTTTGGCATTGGTTCAAAAAAACGTTTAATCCATCAAAAACAAGCAATGCCAACTTATGCCATTATTGATTCACAAAGTG